AGCCCTAGTATAGGGTTTACATTAACTCCCAGTACGTCAGATCGATTTCCTGCCTCAGATGGTTGGGAAGATGTTACTTACTACACTAATAGATCTAAGACTTTACTATTTGAACCAGGTACCGGTAAACAGTTCGTATATATCCTTACCAATGATACAATGCCCGGTTTAGTTAAGATTGGTTATACTAAGAACGATCCCGGTAAGAGAGCCAAGCAGATTAATGCAGCAACAGGCGTAGCTTTAGACTTTAACGTTGAATGGGCGTATGCTTGTTATAACGGTTTTGACTTAGAGCAAGAAGTTCATAGTTATTTAGACTCTTTTAGAGTTAATAAGAATAGAGAGTTCTTTAGAATGTCCGTAGAAGAAGCTAAAGCCGTAGTAGAGAGATTAGGTAAAAGATACAATCCCGATAATTAATCGCGGTGCAACTTGCGCGTTTTGCGCGGCGAGCTAAAGCTTTTAATAAAAAAGTTGCCTCCCCGAAATATTCTTCTTATATTTAAGTCTAATTAAAAATCAAGGTTATGTTATTATTACATTTTTTATTGTCGTTTGCAATTTGTTTTCCAATAGTTATTTTTCTTATAACTCTTTTTAAAGCTTATAGAGAAGATGGAGATACTACTTATATAAATTTATTTTTTGTATTTCTTTTAACTTTAGCTTTTTTCTTTACTTCATGTACTAAAGAAGATTCTTTACCTCCTCTCTGTAATGGTGGTTGTAATGCTTTAATAGAAGTAGATTTAGAGCAAGATGTAAACGGTTACTTTATTGTTCCTCCGGATATGGCTAGATTTGATGTACATATTAATGCTAACGGTACTACTCCTTTCTATCATTATAATGAACAATCAGTTATAGAAGCTACTTTTTATAGTGAACTTACACAAGGTGGTTTTATTTACTTAGGCAAGAAAGGAAATTCTTATTATTCTAAAAAAATTATTGGCCCGATTACTAATGATATGGTAGGAGATACTATACAAGTCTCAGGAGATATCTATTGGGATGGAGGTAATGAATATGCTTTACAAGAATTTTCTTTTAAATTTATTATAGAATAGTTGCTTTTACGAATTATTTTTATTATATTAAAAATATATTATATATAAATTATATAATTAATAATATAATAATTAAATATAAGTAATAAGATATATAGATATATATTAATCAAAAAATTATATGTTACAAGCAGAAGATATTTTAAAAAATTACGACAAACATAAAAAAATTGTCGATACTTATATCACCGATAGAAAAGATAGCGTACTTAGTATGCTTGATAGTTTAGGTGAAACTTATGTCATGGCTCCTGCTAGTAGCAAGTCTTGGCATCACAACGCTTTCCCTGGTGGTTATGTTGAACATGTTAATAGGGTAGTGGAATATGCGGTAAAGCAGTCTAGGTTATTTGAAGAGATGGGTGGAAATATTGACTTCACCGAAGAAGAACTTGTCTTTGCCGCTTTATTCCATGATTTAGGTAAAATAGGTAACGGAGAATTAGATAACTATATACCTCAGACCGATAAATGGCGTCAAGATAAACTATCAGAAATGTATACATTTAATCCTGATTTAGATTTCATGCTCATTCCGGATCGATCTTTATACGTTTTACAAAGATACGGTATTAAATTAACTCAAAAGGAGTTTATTGCTATCAGAATACACGATGGATTGTTTGATAAAGCTAACGAAGCTTACTTTTTTAGTAATATTGAATCATCTAGACAGAAAACATCTATAGTATCTATATTACACTCAGCAGATTTCTTAGCATCTAAGGTAGAGTACGATATGTGGAAAAGAAACGGCGGTACATCTAAGCCGAAAAGACCTAAAACTACTAGTTCTACAGGAAGATCCGTAAAATCTTCAGAAGGTCTTAATAATATTTTAAAAAATTTATAAAATAATGGATATTTTAGTTGCCTCTTTAATTTTAAGTTCTATCTTTATTATTATATTAAGTTATGCTGTATATAATTTAGTACGTAAGGTTGAGAATTACGAAGATGTAGTTCAAGATCAAGTTCAATATTTACAAAACATTTCTAATACAATAACAGAAAGTAAGAAATACTTAAATGGTTTAGATGCCAAAGGCATTTTTCAGAGTGATGACGAAGTTGGGGAGTTTTTTAGTCACATGCAAAAGGTTCAAGAAGAACTAGATAGGTATATGCTACCCCAAAATTATGGCCAGAAAGAAGAGCAAAGCTAACTACTTTACAAAAGAGACAGAAGATTACATAGTTAAATACAACAATTCTACAGATTCGGATTATAGAAATAAAATCTTTACCGATCACATTTACCTTCCTTTTTATAAACTAGCAGAGAACATTATACATACTTTTAAGTTCTACTACACAGATGTAGATCAAATAGAAGATCTTAAACACGAAATAGTATCAGTCCTTTTAGAAGAAAAAATTATGAAGTTTGATCCTACTAATGGAGCAAAAGCATATTCATATTTTGGAACTATTGTTAAAAGATGGTTGATAAACTATAATAATAAAAACTACAAACGCCTTAAACAAGTCGGTTCATTTGAAGAAAAAGACTTTTCTTATACATCTGCATTTGAAACTAATACTTCTGATCAAGTTACTCTAGCTCAGTTTATAGATACATGGGTTCAAGAGACCGATGATAAATTAGAGATATTGTTTGAGAAACCTAATGAATTGAAGATAGCTGATGCAGTATTAACTATTTTTAAAACAAGACAGGATATACAAATTTTCAAAAAGAAAGCTCTTTACATATATATTAGAGAGATGACTGACTGTGATACACCGTACCTAACTAAGGTACTTAATGTTCTTAAAGAAGACTTTAAAGAAAAGCATCAACACTTATACGATTTAGGACTTATCAGCAATAATCCTTTGTAACTCTATTTATTAATAAAGTAACATGAGTTTAGATAAAGAAATATTTAACGGAAAAACTCTATCTGACCTCTTCAGTGAAATCCACGATAACTCTACTAATACTAGAGCTCAAGTTAAAGCACTGATAGGAGAGTTAAAACCTCTTATAGAGAATATTGGAGATGCTACTCTAATTGTACTTATGATTAAAGAGTACATGGAGATCGGTGTTAAAAATGACGAAGCTTTAATAAAGTTAGCAACTATAGTTCAGAGAATAGAATCGGCCAACGCTAAAGGAGACGGTGGAGAGATGTTTGATTTCTCAGAACTTCAGGACCTTTTAGAGGAATCCCAACAAACTGTTAATGAAGTAGAGGATAAAACTGAAGAAGAAGATGGCGTATAACTTAGGTCCAAGTGCTGGTGGCGGGAATAACGCAGGAGGAGGCTCTTCCGGCAGTTCAGGTAAGTACTATGGACGAGTTGTTGATGTAATACAGAGTAAAGATCATCCTGAATATAAGCAAAAAGGAGAATCAATCTCTATCAATGGAGTATTTTTTAGAAATTTAAATGTTCCTAAAATTGAAGATGTAGAAGAAGATTTAAAATTTGCTTATTATAGCGGCAATAACTTTAAACAAATACCATTAAAAGGTGAAATAGTAGAGTTAGTATCCCAACCTGCTACAGAAAGAACTATAGGTAACAGTAGTAAATTATACTGGACTAAAATAATACCTATGTGGAACCATGTACACCATAATGCGTATCCAGATACTCTACAGTTTGAAGAACAAGAATCACAGGCTGATTTAGGAGAAGATTTTGAAGAATCAGATAAAATAAACAACCTACAGCTATTTCCAGGAGATGTAACAGTAGAAGGAAGACACGGCAATACTCTACGATTTGGAGGAACTAAGCATGATCTAAACGAAATAACTGACGACTCTAATAACGGAAAGCCATTTACTCTAATAAGAAATGGTCAAGCTGAAGCAGGTGATCCATTTGAACTAGTAGTAGAAGATATAAACGAAGATGACTCTTCTTTATATATGACTTCGGATCATACGATAGAATTAGAACAGGCTCATGAAAAAAGAGATGGTTTTGAAGAAGAACCAGAAAAAGCAGATACATTTAAAGGAGCACAAGTATTAATTAATTCAGGTAGACTATACTTTAATGCAAGAGACGAAGGAGCATTTATATCAGCTAAGGAAATGATAGGCTTGAATGCAAAAGTAATAGGTATAGATTCTGATGATTATATTGGAATGGATAGCAAAAAAATATATTTAGGAACCGGAGCTTTTGACGAGGATGAACCAGCATTGAAGGGGGAAACTACTACTGTATGGCTGGACGATTTAGTTTCTATATTAGAAGCTCTTGCTAAAACAATGGCTACTACTCCTCCTGCTCCTCCAACATATATTGCTGCTTTACTAAAAGAAGGAGTAAAAATGCAAGCTCAATTACCAGCATTAAAACAATTACTTAAAAACTTACACTCTAAAAAAGTGTTTATAGATAGAAAATAATGCCATACGTTAATATACCAGACAGCAAACTTACCGCTGTAATTGCAAAGCTAGTAGGGAAGATACAAGGAGATGTTACAAGTAAGGTATTAACTAAGTTAGGTAGCTTAGAATCTCAATTTAGATCTGAAGGATGTCCGTCTGGTTTATCAAGAAAAAGAAAACAGTTAGAAGGACTACAAAATAATCTTAATTCTATAAATGGACGAATGTCTAAATTTAGAAGAATACCTAAAACTCTTAAACCTCCAATAAGCGGGTTAAAAGCAGCTCTTAAAATTATACTTTCTATACCCCTACCCCAAGGAATAGGTATACCACCCGGACCAGCAGGAGGATTAATATTAGGTCTACCAGTTAATATTACTACTAAATATGCAGATACTATGCACTTAGTAAAAGAGTTTATAAAACAGCTCTCCGATGATATAGACGGAATATCTCATATAGTTTCTGGTGGAGATATTCAATTGAAGAGTATTGATAGAGCAATGAAAAAAGTACAGTTTTCTCTTAAGGCCTGTGAAATAGAAAAAGAAATAAATGATAAACTTTCAGAAGAAGAGCAAAAAGATTTAAATTTAATAGATGAAAACGGAGATTCTGTTTTTCGTAACTTAAGTAAGAGTCTTTTATCTAATGGTGCTGAAAGAGATAACAGGTCTGTATCACAGATAGCATCTGAATTAGGTATAAGTAACGAGGATGCTGCTTCAAGGTTAGGAGAAAGTAACGATGAAGCATTTAATAGACAAGTAAAAGAATTAGATGATAACGTAAAAAAAATATCAGATAACGATTTGAAAGATAGTCTTAGAAAAAGTTTAGACATTTTCCGTACCCCTACACCTATAGAACAATCATCAGATATCTATTCACATATAGGACCTGACGGAACTATTTATAAACTAGAAATTCAAGTAGTACCTGAGGACTCTATTATAGCTCCTAGAAGATTTGCGTTAGCAAGAAATATAAGAGGAATAGCAGTACTCAAAGGACCTTTATCTTTTAGTTCTTCGAAAGAAGTACTTTTAGACGAAATAAAATTTAGAATCGATAATCAACTTCCATAATTAAACTATTTATATATATGAAACTGGATCAACTACGTAAAATAATACGAGAAGAAGTAAGAGCAGCAATTAAGGAGGAGTTACAAGAAGTGTTAACCGAAGCAGTTAAAATAGCTAGTACTCCATCAGTGCAGAAATTTAATAATTATAAACCTGTTGAAAAAGGCCAAGCTAAAAAATGGTCAGTAGGTAAATCAGCATCCCTTGATGAAATGCTACAAGATACTAGAGCATCATTAACACCTACCGAGGCCTCTAATATAATAGGAGGACAAGGTGTTCAAAAACCAAACTTTGCATCTATGATGTCTAATCAAATGGCTATGGAGAATCAAGGACCTATGCCAGGATTAGATATTAGTAAATTAGATTTTGTTAAAAAAGCAAAAGGAGTTTACGACTTAGCTAATAAAAAATCCTCTCAAAAACTAACTTAAGATGGCATTTAATGTAAGAAAAATAGACCCGTTAGATTTACAGCCTAGAAAAGCAGTAGGTGTAAGCCTACCTTTTTCTGGTAAAGCTGTATTTAACTCTACTTTTCAAACTAAAGATGCTATTAAAACTAATCTTATAAATTATTTTCTTACAAGCAGAGGAGAAAGATATTTAAATCCTGATTTTGGTAATCAGCTACAGACTTTACTATTTGAAAATTTAACTCAAGATAAAATTGAACAGATAGATGCACTTATAAAAGAAGATCTAAAAATTTTCTTTCCTAAAGTAGAACCTGTAGAAGTAAAAACTGTAGGAGAACCTGATACTAATACTGTTCAATTTAGTTTAAAATATAAGATTAAAAACTCTAACATTGAAGACGAGGTAGTAATAAACTTCTTAACATAATGGCAACTGAAAAAGACATAAAATACATAAACAGAGAGTTTACCGACTTGAGAGAGTCATTAGTAGAGTATGCTAAAAACTATTTTCCTGATGCTTACAACGACTTTTCTCCGACATCGCCTGGTATGATGTTTATAGAAATGGCTGCCTATGTAGGAGATATACTATCTTTTTACCAAGACACTCAGCTACAAGAAACATTTTTACAGCATGCTCAGAACCCTGCTAATCTATATTCATTAGCGTATATGATGGGTTACTCCCCTAGAGCTACATCTGTAGCTGAAACTGAATTAGAAGTAACTCAAAGAGTTGCAGCAGTAGCTCCAAACTATACTCCTAATTGGGATCAAGCATTAAAAGTACAAACTAACGCATCTATAGCTAGTACAGCAGCAGGTAATGCAAACTTTTTAACTAATAAAGAAGTAGATTTTAATTTTTCTAGCTCTTATGATCCTACCGATATTACGGTATACTCAACTGATGGCGGAAATCCTGCAGAGTATTTGCTAACTAAAAAAGTTAAAGCTTCTTCAGGAACTATAGAATCTATTACCAGAAACTTTACTGTAGCAGAGAAATTTCAAACTATCGAAATAGATGATGATAATATTATAGGTATATTAGATATTACAGATTCCGAAGGTAACGATTGGACTGAAGTTCCATTTCTTGCTCAAGACACTATAATAAAAGAAGAAACTAATACAGCAGAAGATAGTTCTCAATCTCCTAAAACACTTATACTTCAAAAAGTATCAAGGAGATTTGTAACTAGATTTACTTCTAAGAACGTTTTGCAGATACAGTTCGGCGCAGGAATATCAGAACTCTCTGATAATGAATTCTTACCATCGCCTGAAAGCTTACAACCTACTAATACTTTAGTAGCAAATAGTTTAGATATAGCTTATGACCCTTCTAACTTTTTATTTAGTAGAACATATGGACTTGCTCCTTCTAATACTACTTTAACTATAAGATATTTAAAAGGAGGAGGAATAGAAGCTAATGTACCAGCTAGTTCTATTACAAACCAACAAGCTGTTACTATAACTACAACTGACAACACTTATCAAGGTACATTAGCATTTACTAATACCAAACCAGCAACAGG